GATAATCGGGGAAGCTCCTGGGTTTAGGGAAGATGATGTTGCTTAACCTTTTGCAGGCAAGTCGGGGAAACTACTTGACCAGGCCCTAGAGGCTGCGGGATTGAGGCGAGAGGATGCATACATCACGAATGTCGCCAAGTGCAGGCCTCCAGACAATCGCACCCCTACGCGTGGCGAGATCAAAGCATGCCGGCACTATCTCGACGCGGAGATCGAGGCGGTCAGGCCAGAGTACATCCTCACTGTGGGAAACGCTGCTTTGAGTCTCGTCAAGAAGTCTGGTATCATGCGCCACAGGGGTGAGGTCTATGAGTACAACGGAAGTAAGGTCCTCCCAACTGTTCATCCAGCCGCTGTCCTCCGTAATCCAAACTACGACCCAGTCTTCAGAACCGACCTCGCTACATTTTCGAGATTGGTGCGCAGCGAATCAGGAGCCCCTCCTCCTCGCACTTTCCTGGTTAGAGACAAACGCTCACTGTCGGCTCTCTGCCGAGCAATCTTGGCATCTCCAGCAGTTGCATACGACCTCGAAACAACAGGAACCGAAGAGTACGTAGAAGCTGCACAGGTCGTCACGATAGGGGTCTCACCTAAGCCAGGCCTCGCGTTCGTCGTACCGATACATCACCCAGGTACCCCCTGGAAAGATCCCTCGCGCGCCCTGAAGATCGTAGGCAACGCGCTGATGTTCACCCCCGGTAAGGTCATCGCTCACAATGCTAAGTTCGATGACCGATGGATGACGCAGTTCGCAGCACCCATCCGTTCAGACTTCGACACCATGATTGCTGCACACCTGCTCGACGAGAATCGATTCAAGTCCCTGAAGTTCTTAGCCCAACTCATACTGGGGGTGGATCCATGGGCAGACGTAGACCTGGGTGGCGGTGGCGCGAGCAGGACGAGCTTACTGAAGCTGGCCAGGTACAATGCGAAGGATGCAGACTATACGCTGAGGCTGTACTATTTCTTCCGGGAGGAATTGCTAGCGCCCGGCAACGAGCGCACGCTCAGGCTCTTCACCAAGCTCTTGATGCCAGCTTCCCGTGCACTGACCACCATCGAACGCACTGGCATGTGGGTGGATCAGCAACGTCTCTTGAAGCGTCGACTCCAATTGCGGACCCGTATGGACAAGGTGCATCGTCAACTGGTGCGGTTGATTGGGCACGACGCCAACTGGAACAGCCCCCAACAGCTGGCACAGATCCTATTCGGCGAGTTGAAGTTGCAGATGTTCGAGTTGACAAGAACGGGCAAACCGTCTACCAAAGAGTCAGTACTACTCCGCCTAAAACACGAGCACAAAGTCCCCGCGCTGATCTTGAAATGGAGGGAATTGGCGAAACAGGAGGGTACTTATCTTGGCCCTTGGAGTGAGCTCATCGACGCAGAAGGGAGGATCCACACTCACTACAAGGTGACGGGTACAGTCACGGGGAGATTGTCGTCAGGCAAGGAGCATGCGAAGGCGCCAGGTATCAACGTACAACAGATCCCACGCGACACGTTCATTCGGTCCATCATCGGAGCACCTCCTGGGTGGAAGTTCGTAGAGGCTGACTTCTCACAGATCGAGCTTCGCATCGCCGCGCACTATGCGAGAGATGACACGATGATGCGGCTGTTCCAGTTGAACGAGGACATCCACCTGGCCACAGCAGTGAAGATGACGGGCAAACGACCCGAGCAGATCACACCCGAAGAGCGGAAGAAAGCGAAGGCGGTGAACTTTGGATTTCTCTTCGGAATGGGCTGGCGTAAGTTTATCGAATACGCCTTTGACAACTATGACCTGGTTGTTTCCGATGATGAAGCTCAGACGTTCAGGGATGATTTCTTCTCCGGCTTTTCTCGAATCCATTCTTGGCATGAGCGGCAAAGGCGCCTGGTCCGTAACTACGGTAAGGTACAGTCCCTCATCGGAAGAATACGTCATCTCCCTGACATTGAGTCTCAAGATGATGAGGTTAGAAAGGAAGCTGAACGTCAAGCTATCAACTCTCCCGTCCAAGGTCTAGCCTCCGACTTCATGCTCCTCGCATTAGGTATCCTGCATGAGATGATGCCGCCCGACGAGGCGAAGATCGTTGGCACAGTCCATGACTCAGGCCTGTTCGAGATCCGCGATGACGTGGTCGACAAATGGTGTGGGATCATCAAACACACGATGGAGAATCTACCCATCAAGCGTATGTTCGGTGCCGACTTGTCGGTGCCCGTGGTTGTCGATATCAAGGTAGGTCAACACTGGGGAGAAGGTGAGATATGGACCCAACCACACTCCCTCGATTCAGCAACTGGGTCGAGGTCTACGAGAACAAAGAGTACCAAGGTCGCATCCCTCGTTTAGCCCTAACGTGGATGGGACTTGAAGTGAATGGGAACAAGCTGAACGCTACGCGGTTCCAGATGATGGCACTACGACAGCAGCTGGACTGGGAGGAAGCAGAGTAGTGCTCATCACCAACTCGCAGATGAAAGCGTACAACCGCTGCAAGCGCCAGTACTGGTACAAGTTCGAGCGAGAGCTCGTACCGCAGTTCACAGCTCTACCGCTCAAGCGTGGAACGTGGCTGCACGAACTGCTAGAGGCGCACTACACGGGGTACGGGTGGCAGAAGCGACTCGATGAGTTGACCATCGACTTCAACCGACTCTTCGACGAAGAGAAGGAGATGTACGGTGACCTCCCCACGATCTGCCGCAGGATCATGGAGTCCTACGAGTATCACTACAAGAAGGAAGACGCTGAGTTCGAAGTCATCGCCGCTGAGGAAGTTGTTCAAGTACCACTGCCGCATGGTCACACGCTTGAGTTCAAGTTCGACGCCGTTGTCGAGGACGAATACGGGCGCTGGCTCATGGAGCACAAGTCGCACAAGCGTATCCCCACAGCTGACTACCGGTTCATTGATATGCAGACCGCGAAGTACATCTGGGGGCTGAACAAGATCGGGACCTACGGTGAGATCACTGGGGTGCTGTGGAATTACATCCGCACGAAGGAGCCAACGAAACCAAAGCTCACCAAGAAGACAGGCAAATTGAGCATGCGGCGCATCGATACCGACGTGTTGACTTACTACAAGGCGCTCAAAGAATACGGCCTTGACCCCGCTGATTTCCGTGATGTATTGTCGCGTCTGAAGAAGCACCAAACCTTCTTCCGCCGCGAAAGGGTCCCGAAGCCCACACAGGTGATAGAGACCCTTGTGAAGGAGACTGTACTTGTAGCAGATGAGATAGAAAAGGGGGTGCATCCTATACGTTCCATCGAACGTGGTTGTGAGTTCGCCTGCTCGTACAAAGACATCTGTATCGTGGAGCTGTACGGGGGCGATGCTGAGGATGTGCTGAAGCGACGCTACCGTCCAGCGACGAGTGAGGACTATCGTGTCTACCATGATGAAGAAAAGGTCCTTGAATCCTGATAAGATCAAGCGGGCAAAGGAGAAGATCGTGCCCGCATCAGAGTTCACTCACCTGAAGATGCTTGTGTACGGGCAGAACGGCAAGGGCAAGACCCGGTTCGGGGCGTCAGCTGAGAAGGTACTACTCATCGACTGCAACGAGAAGGGCACGCTCAGTATCAGGCACTTCCCAGCGCAAGTTTACAAGGTCGAGATGTGGAGCGACATTGACCTGGTGTACTGGCTGCTCCACAGTGGTCAACACAACTTCGATACTGTGGTTCTGGACACCGTTACGTCGCTGTCTCAGCTGTGCATGAAGTTCATCCTTGGTGACGAGGCATCGCGTGACCCCACGAAGGACCCGAACATGCCTAGCAAGCGTGAGTGGGGTAAGCTGGGTGAACTCATGCGTACACAGATCCTGAACTTCCGCAACCTGCCCATGAACGTGATCTTCCTCGCTCAAGAACGTCGTGGGTTCACGGATGACGATGATGAGGATGCACCCGAGGTGTTCCCTGAGGTCTCACCTTCGGTGCGTAGCACCCTCACATCAAGCGTAGACATTATCGGGCGCGTCTTCGTGAAGGAGGTGGTAACAACGAAAGGGGGTAAGAAAGTCGCCGAGCCTTCGTACCGTATGCTCATCGGCCCGAGTGAGCGATACGTCACGAAGGACAGGTCAGAGTCTGGGCTGCCGAAGGTCATCACGCTGCCGAATAGCACAGACAACCTGGCCAAGTTGATTACCCGTATCCGCAATGGCGCGAAGGAGGGTTGATGGCAACAAGGCGTGCAAGGGGTGGAGATGGAGTCGTCGTTGACTTCAGCGACACCGAGTCTCGTGGGGGCAAGAAGGGTGGCCGCAGTGCCCACTTGCCCGAGGGTGACTACACCGCGAAGGTGCGTGCTGCTGAGTTCGGCCACTCATCTGAAAAGGAGACACCGGGGATCATGATGACGTGGGTCATCACGGGCCCGAACTCCCACAAAGGCAAGACGCTACGTGATTCGTTGTGGCTCAGTGACAAGGCTCTGTGGCGTGTCAGGCAAACGCTTGAAGCGCTCGGCCTGCAAGTGCCATCGAAGAAGGTCAAGGTCAACCCGAAGTCGATGGTAGGTAAGGAAGCCGCAATCACCGTCGAGGACGAGGAGTACGAGGGCAGGGTGCGTTCTCGAATCGTCGATA